TAAATCTGCCCTAACTCTGTTGAGATGTTATCAATATCCTCCTTAGAAAAATAGCGTGGGTTGGCTATCATTGCTTTACAGAATGGCCTTGATTGTCCTTTTAATGGTGGCGCATCAGGCCTTTCTACATATCTATACCTGATAAATAAATCCTCAAAGCTGGGTATTTCTTTTTTTTCGCCTTTGCTCGTTGGTGTTATCGTATCGCCTACCTTAATTAAACCCTCTGCTAAAAGTGTTTCTAATGCACCTTTAATATCTGTTTTGTTAGAATCTAATATCTTAATCAAAGCGTCTTCAGTTATTTCAGGTGTCTTAACAATAAGGTCAAGAACGCCTTGTTCTAACTTTGTCAAAGCAAATTGCTGTGAAGACATCATGTACTTTCTCATCTTTACTGATGTAAAGTTTTCAATAGGTTCACCATACTTTGAAAATATAGCAAAGTCAACTTCGTCATCAGCAGGGATGTCGTATTTCTTTAAGTCAATTTCAAACGCTGTTTGCTGTATAGGTGCAGGTGCGTTTTTACTTTGTGAAACAGTTAGCTGCCCTTGTTCTAATGGTTTCCTTCCTACAATCTCCCTCATCTCATCCATTGTCATAATGTTTTCCAATACCGCCTCACCAAATGATGGCATAATAGGCTCAATAGGCTTAATCTTTAACTTGCCCTTTACAGGTGCAAAGTAGTTATAAACCATTTCCTGAATATCCTGCTTTGGTGAAATATACTTGTTCTGGAATAAGTTGAAAGCATCAACCATTTCATTCCTGCCACCAAGTTGGCCCTCTACCCTTACGCCAAATAACATAGGACTGGTTACTTTATGGCCTACAAATATCTCCTCTTGGATTGTTTTGTTTAGGGCATCATAGCGTTTGTCAAAGTCATCACCATTCAATGGCAATATTTCAGGCACTCTGTTAGGGTCATCCACAAAGTCAATAACCATACTTCCTGCTGCATCCGTATCTGTGAACTTGTTTTTCAAACGCCTTTCAGTTGACTTCATTTCTTCATCACTCGGCACGCCATTTTTGAAAACAATCATACGGCTTCCTTTGAATCCATTTTGTATCTCTGCTCTGTGAAAGTTAGCAATCTCGGCATCTGTTATGATTGCAGGGATAGCACCGATATATTCAGGCAAAGTGTAAGTCCTTAATCCGGGTCTGTATGTTTTATAGTAATATATGCAAACGCCTTTTGTTTTATCAGGTGAGTATGCAGGATGTGTTTCGTATTCATCAGGCTTTAAATTGGTGCGCTCGTTTCCGCTTTCATCTAACCAATATTCCGATACATAAAACTCACTATTGTCCCTATTGCTTCTTACTGTGTTATAATCCACATGATATAACTCAGCCATTTCACCTTTCTTGTTATGCACTACCTTTAAATAAAAACCGCCATACAGAAGCTCATCTAAGGCAGTCTTTTACATTAGGTCATTAAGTGTTTCATAAGGGTTTGGATTGTCTACAAATGCTTTTAACTTGATAGTATCAGCATCTTGCATATCTGTTGAATCAAAATCCCAACCTTTGCCTGCAATGTATAGTTGCTTATCTGTACATATAGCGTTGTGCTTTGCAGACCTGTTAAATAAAGTAGTTAGGAATTGCGGATAGTTGTTTGTTTCACCATACTTCACCCACTTAATCCTGCCGTTCTTGTTCTCTACAAATGCAGGTATTTTATCATTCTCAAACTTTACAACTATCAATGGTGCGTATTTGTGCATATTAGTTTACTTTTAAGAATGATACAACAAGGTTTCCATTTGTACTATCTGAACCACCACCCACTTTTAAATTAGCCATGTGAATTGTTATAGTGTTAGCTGTGCAAGTACAATGTAAGATTGCAGGATAACCAGCACCATTGTATGATAACTTTGTTTCCACTACATCCGTTGCAGATATAGTGTTGTTATTTATAGTGAAAGTAGCAGCTTCATTGTGAGTTATAGGTTTTGTAAATGTAGCAATGCCTGATTCCGCATCTATCGTTACACTATCATTACCGCTTGCCGTATTTGCTATGTTTAACTTGGTTATCTTAGTTGCCCATTGTGAAGATGTTTTTAACTTCAATGGAGTTACAGCAGTTGCATCATCTGTGCCTGTGTTTGTTTCAGCCTGTGTAGCTAATTCAACAAAGCCTTTTGCTGTTTCACTTGCAACCTTGCTTTGCAATCCAGCAGGTGTTACTGCTCTTTCAGTATCTGTTCCTGTTTGAACCTCAGCATTAGTTGCCAACTCCACAAAGCCTTTTGCTGTTTCACTTGCAGGCAAAAAACCCTGTAAAAACGTGGCAATCTTTGCCAATGTTGTATTAAAGTTAGCACTACCCTGCACCATCGGGAACACATCCCCACTTGCATTGTTAGTTACTAAGGTTAATTCACTTATCTTTTTGTCGCTCATTCTAATTCAATTAAATAGCCTGTTTCTAATAACAAATAATCACCTGATTGAGTCAGTAAATAATCATCCTCAGCAGGTTGGTAAGCAATGGCAGTTTGTTCAGGGTCATATTCCAGCTTCTCCATTGGCTCAGGAACTACCCAAACCAATCCATTTTCAACTTCATTCAGGATATAAATAACCGCCTGTGATGCGTTGCTTAACCCTGATGTGTTTGCCAATGTGGTTTCATATACATAATAGTTATAAAACCCCTCATTGCCCAAAATAACCTCTCCATTCAGCGTGTCAGGGTTTGATTTCTCAACTACCTGAAACTGATTGTATCTTTCTTTGAATGTTGAAGTATCCGTTGCAATAAAATAATAGTCCGTTGCAGTCTGTTGGTTAGTAAACTGAAACAGGTATATCGGGTTAGTCAGCGTGCTGTTTTCTGTCAGCGTTACCGTTACCGTATTTGTTGCACCTTTTTGAAACCTTATCATTCATTTAAAAATAGAAAAGTAATCAAAAGTTGCTAAAACAAAAAAGCCCGACAAATGCCGGGCCTTTCACTTATTCAATCAATTACTACAACAATCCTGCTATGATAGAAGATGAAACTTCATTTGCAAGGGATTTTTCCATACCTGTAAACACAAGGTTGTACCCCTGAAACTCGTTCATTGCTTGTCCTGAGTTACCACTTCCACCTGTAACTTCCATGCCATTTAATTTACCAAATAAGAAATAGCTTCCGTCTTTGGTTTCAACGATAACGGCTGTTCTGTTTTTAATCAGGTTTTCAAGTTTAACTTGGGTTTCGTATTTTAACTTCACGAAGTTAACAGTTACAGATTGCTCATAAGCAACTGTGCCAGCAGCAGCATCAGCTTGGATATTCTGTGTAAAGTTGTTAGCACCTCTCGGCATTAACTCATACTTATAGAATTTTCCAGTCTTAGTGATACTTGTTACAAAGCCTGATGCGTTTTCGCCAACCGCAGTTACATTTGATAGTTCTGTGATGTAGATGTTCTTAATACCTCCAACTGTGTCTTTACAGTCAAGGCTGTATCCTGATACTATTGCACACGGCATATTTTAAAAATTATTAAGGAGTGGGTTGCCCCACTCCGTTTGATTAGATTGTAAATTTAACGATTTCAGCAGTTTGGCTAACCTGAACACCTAATTTGAATTTCATTCTCATATAAACGGTGTCGTAGTCTTGGCTATACCATACGTTCATTTCCTCATCTTCACCTTCAAGGTCGCAACCTAAGAACATGTTAGAACTTCTTAAAGCGTAGATAGCACTTGTTCCATTCAGACCTGCAACTGGTACAACTTTAACGTTCGTTCCATGTAGGAAGTATTCGCCAAGTGAATCAGCAGAAGGGATGAAGTTGAAAAGGTTAGCGTTGATTAACGCAGTTTGGTACAATCTGCTAACATCAGTACCGATGAAGATACGAAGGTCAGATTTGTCAAGAATCTCAACAGGGATAGCAGAGTAAACAGCTTGCAATACGCTGATAACATTTGATACTGTGATTGAAGTTACAGGAGTGATGTAAGCAGCAGCATTAGCTTGAACTGGGCCTGAAGCAGCGTTGATAATCTTTACAAGACCGTCAAATTTGTTCAAGTAATCTTGCCACTTAGTTGT